AGTGCGTCGCGCAACTTATCTCTAGCCGCCGCATCCGCTAAGGGCACACTGAACTCTCGCATCCCATCTTGCGGCAGGTGCACACTGAACCACAACACTTCGCCAACATCAGGGTCGTGCATACGCCGCGTTACATAGAAGTCATACTCACAAACCTCAACAGACGTATCGGGTTCGCCGGGTATCTTAATAATCTTGTGTACACCCTTACCGCCTTTTGGTCGAAAGTAAGGAGTAGGGTATTCGGGGATTACAGTTTTAACCTGTAACGGTTTTATGTCGTCTGCAATCAGCGTTGTCGTTACCGTGCGCTCTTCCTCAGTTTCTGCGGCAGGGATGTGCTTACCTAATTGTGCAGGTGTACTGATCTTGCCCCTATGGGGGCACCCTTGGCACCGGTCAGAGTCTAGCTCTTCAAACGCCTTGCATGTATAGGGGCCATTGGTCTTATTGGCCTTATCTTCAGCAGATGCGTATGTGTAACCCGGATAGTCCTCAGACACCGCCTTGATTGCGCTTTCTCTGTCTTCACAGATTTGGGCAATAGATAACCCCGCCCGCCACAACGGCTCCTCTAAAGTAGCGCGATCTTCAATAATATGTTTGAGCTGTGCGCACGTATCGGTTCGGTCTGTGATGTTCTTAAATATCGTTACACCGATTATCTGTCTCTTAGTCTCCTCATCAATGTGCTTGATATGCTCAGGGATTTCAAACCCTAATTCATTGGACTGCTCAGGCTCGGGGGCTTGCCCGATACCAAGTTTGGCTGCAAACGCAAAAAGATCAAGCTCTTCATACTGCTGTGAAACAATGCCTGTGGGTTTAGGGTCGTTGATGTCTCTGTAGTTAAGGGTCGTAGGAAAACGCATCAAGCGTGAGCAGTCTGTAGTACACGAAGTGTCTACCTTTAGTCCGTGCTCTTTGGCAAGCGCCCCTAAACGTCTAGCGATAGGCTCCCACGTAGCAGGCTCCATTAACTGATCCACTACCCAGTACAGGTGGTACCCGTTACCCGTGCTCACACGTAAAGGCTCAGGTAGGTCTGAGTCAGCAACAAACTTATCTATGGCTTGCACAGCTTCATCGGCTGTACCGTAGCTCATGCGGTCGTTTGCTTTACCTGCGTCTATGTCTAGCCAAAAGCACTTGCCTTTAAGTGAGTTTACCTGTGTACGCGCCCCATGCTCTTTCATAGTGAACGGCGTAAAGTACTGGTTAACTTTACTGTTCACAGCTTCGGGTATGCCCATTAGCTCTTCAATCGTATCTACGAAGACGTGCTCAATTACAGGCTTTTGTATAGCCGCAAAACAGTACACCCCTTCATCAGGCACAACCAAACGGAAAAACTGTTCTAGTGTCATAGTGCCCGCCTGCTTAGAATGATTTGCTGTTTATGTATGCCTTCAGTTTGCGCAGGTTACTCTGCGTAGGTTCATACTTGCCAGTAAACCAGTCATACACAGTCATGCGAGACACGCCCACTTTTCGTGCGATATTTACAATAGGTATTCCACGCTCAATAGCTTTTGCGCCCAGCCGTACACTCTCATGTGCAGTGGGAAGTTTTGCCAGAGCGCGGATTCGTTTTACAAACTCATAAGAATATCCGCGCATTATGTGCTCCAACGGTTCTGAACAAGGGAGTGGCACGTGCCACTCCCTGACTACGATTTAATCTTCGTCATCGTCGTCGTCAGCCCACATATCAAGCACGGACTTAACATCCTCAGGCTTTTTCTTGCCTTTTACTTTGGGCGGTTCTTCTTCGTCATCTGCAGGCGCTTCTGCCGCAGGGGTCTTAGCAGCGGGTTTTGTTGCCGCTGGCTCCTCTACTTCAGGGTCAGGCGTTTCGACCTTAGGCTTCTTGGCGTGTTTGGCAGCGGCGGCTTTAACTACGGCCTCGCTTTCCTCATCCACCTCAATCTCAGTGTCATCCTTAGGTGTAAACGTCATGGTGACTGCCTCAACTGCTTCAGGGCTTTCAGCCAAATCTCTACACTTAAGGTACTCGTCTTCCTCCAATGGGCGCACGGGTTTGAATGTCAGCTTAGGTGTAGCCGAGTCCGTATCAAAACGCATCTCTGTAACCACAGCGGTAACTGGCAGGTTGTGCCCTGCTAGGAACTTTGCATACTGGCGAAGTGGCAGTTTGCCTTTCTCACCCTTACCAAATACGGACTGCGAAGGTAGCACCAGTTGCAACACCTCACCGTCTAAATCATTTTCCAGTGCAACAGCAGTCCAACGACTGAATCGGCAAGCCCGGCTATCGCCTTGACCTGAGCCTTTGATGTTTTGGGGACAGTCAGCGCACGAACTGCTCTGTGGGTTAGGGATAACACTATCGGGCTTTGTGCCATCTGATGACCAGCAGTCAGGCGTAGTTGTGGCGCCTTCTTTGTAACTGTCCGCATAAAATGTACGGTACTCTTCTTTACCCATACGCAAGAAAATGACGTTCATGGCGCGGTCTTCATTGCGCATGACTTCTTCGCCGTTAATAATCTTACGGAATACGCTACCTTTGATTGAGATACGTGGGGAGCCACCTGAACCCAGCAAGCTCTTGCTGGTCTCGTCCATCTCGATTTTCTTCAGGTATGCGGGCAGTTTGTCTTTGTTAAACAGAGTAAGGTCACTCATTTAGATCTCCTGATCGTAGTCATCGTTAAAGTCTTCGGATACTTCTGGTATTGCTTTTTCTGGTGCTTGCGCACTTTCTTGCTTGTCGGCGGGGATGTTAAAAAACGTCGCCACATCGCTCCAGAAAAAACGATAGTGCGCACCAATCTTGATGCTAGGTAATGGGTTATCCTCTCGGCGAGCTAAACCCAAAATAGTACTGCGGCTAACACCTAAAACTTCAGCCACCCGTGCGGTGGACATGGGGCGTTCCGTAATCATCAATTACTCCTTCTTACGGTTACTGTGTAACGGTTATCAACGTTCAGCCCAACGGGCATCTCGTCAGGGTTCTCCTTAATGAATTCGCGCATTTGCGTCTGCGATATACGCCGTTCTAAAAGGTCTGGTACATTATGCTGCATGATGAATTTGTACATGGCTTCCCAATCCCCGGTCCAATACCGTGTCTGTACTGAACGGGACACCGTGCCAAACTTGGTACGAAGGCTATCTGCTCCGGTGGTTTTGCACATCTCTAAAAGCTGTGCCTCTACCATGGCCATCTGCTCTTTGATTGTGCCGTCTTGCTCTTCGTACTGCGCCTTTAGTGCGGCTCTGGCATCGCGCATCTTGATGAAGGCTTTAACCAGCTTATCTGCTGTAACATCCATTTCTCTCTCCTAATTAAGTAAGTTCTCCCAACTACAGATTCAGTGTACCTAATCTTCTTTACATTGTCAATACCTCTTTGAACATATCTAACAATGACTCGTTTGTGTCTTCCGATGTGTCTAGCGCCTTGTACCGTTTAATCTCAGCAGGGCTACCTTGCAAGCGTACGATCAAGCATTTATTTTTTTGCCCTGCCCGATAGATACGGGCGTTGGCTTGTACGTAAGTCTCGTAGGACATAATAGGCCCCCACCACACGATAGTGTCTGCGGCATGCAGGGTAATTCCATGCGAAGCGGCTTGGGGTTGTATTAAGAGTATGCGCGGCTCAGGCTGCTCTTGGAACCGTTTGATA